TCTTTGTCGGTTGGTTCGTTCATTTTGCAATCTCCAATTGATTGGGTGTCCATAGATTTGCATGGGCTTCGAACATCAGCACAGCCATTGCATATTCTTTTCCGTGATCGGTGTCGCCGTGAGTTTCGATGCAGGCGGCTTCAAATTTGTCAATTGTCCCCGTAAAGCATCCGGCTTGAACGAATGGGCCTTTATCAGTAATCCAAAGTTTCGCATAATCGCAGCGCGAGCCGATTGGGCCAATTGCAAAGTAAGGGCGTGACCCGATGGCTTTGCCAAAAGATAGGATGGCACCGACAAGGCTGGCACCGTCAAGGCTTGCACGGTCAAGGCTGGCACCGACAAGGCTGGCACCGTCAAGGCTGGCACCGACAAGGCTGGCACCGTCAAGGCTTGCACGGTCAAGGCTGGCACCGACAAGGCTGGCACCGTCAAGGCTGGCACCGACAAGGCGGGCACCGTTAAGGCTGGCACCGTTAAGGCTGGCACCGTCAAGGCTGGCACCGTAAAGGATTACTTTGTTTTCAGTAGCTTTTTCAAGCATCTGGCGAGTAGTCATACCCGCTTCACCTTCAAACAGGACTGCGCCTGTGTAACGGTGTTTGATAGTTGGGTTGGTCATTTTTGGTTTCCTTGGTGTTTGTGTTGCGATGGCTAAAGTGTAAACCAATTTTAAAGCCAAAACAAAAAAGAATTTACAAAATTTCGCAAAGTAAGGGAAAATACCTAGAAAAAGCAATGTAAAAATATTTTGGTTTTATGTTGTCAAGTCCTTGTAACTGTGCTTACAATACGCACATGAAAAAAACCATCGCAATCGAGTTACTAGGCGGCACTCCTAAAAAAGCTGCTCAAGCTATGGGCTACAAGTCCATACAGGCCGTCTACGTCTGGCCTGACGACTTGCCCCAGTCAATTGCCGATAAGGTAGTGGGCGCAATCTCACGCATTAAAAATGAGAAGCGGGTGCGCAGACAGAGCGCAATCAAGGAAAGCGAATGATGCAGACCTGGAACGACGGCACACCGAAAAGCACTAACAACGCTTTCACGCCAGTAACACCAGCTCGCAAGAAAAGCGCAAGCAACAAAAACAGGCTCAAACTCACGAAACACGAGCAGGCAATTTGCAGCGTTATGGAGCCGCTAGAGGTCAAGGCATTCCGGTTGAAGATTAAACAAAGGGGAGAAGCATCATGCAAAAGCGCATCACAGGCTTAGAGCATCTTGGACGGGGCGAAAACTGCTTTCAGTGGCGGATTGACCCCGTAACCAAAGTAGTACTCACGAAAGCTGAAGTCGTAGTCAGCAAGAAAAACGAACGTATGCGGATTTATCAGGCCAACAAACGGGCCATGGTCAAAGCAGCAACCCGCGTGAATCCTGAAAACTTCAGTTGTGCATCGTTTACACCTAACTCAACAAAGGCACCGCGATGACTCAGCACACATCAATCATCAAAGAACTGCGCAAAGGTTGGTTGACTGGGCTGGACGCGCTAAAGAAGTGCGGGACTATGAAATTGGCGACTAGGGTTAGCGAACTTCGCCGCGCTGGATACGAGATCAAAGACCGTTGGCACGAAGCTGACGGCAAACGTTTTAAGGCTTACACCTTGAAAGCAAAAACCGCTACTCGCGTAAACGGGTAACGGCTTTCTATCACAACCAAGAAGGGGTTTAGTTATGAGTGAGAGTATTTTATATCAGGACTTTCTGAGGCGCAAAACGCACAGTACCGGCAACTTTGGTTTTGAACCTGTTTGGATGCCAGAATCAGCCTTTGACTTTCAGGAACACATCATTGAAAAGGCAGTCCGTAAGGGCCGTATTGGGATGTTTGCAGATACGGGACTTGGCAAGACCCTTATGCAAGTAGCCATCGCTGAAAACATCATCCGTCAGACTAACAAGCGGGTTTTGATTCTCACGCCTTTGGCCGTGGCTTTTCAATTCATTGATGAAGCCACCCGCATCGGTATTGACGATATTGCTCACAGCAAAGACGGGACACTGACCAAGAAAATCACAGTTTGCAACTACGAACGGCTGCACCTGTTGAACCCCGAGGATTTCGTTTGTGTGATGTTGGATGAATCCAGCATTCTAAAAAACTTTGCAGGCAAGACACGTGACCAGATCGTGGCTTTTATCAAGCGGGTTCCTTATCGATTTCTGTCCACTGCAACGCCTAGCCCCAACGACTTTATAGAGCTTGGCAATAGCTCTGAGGCCCTCGGGTACATGGGTTACATGGACATGCTTGGGAAGTTTTTTAAGTCAACACAAAACGATGTTGACAGCAATAACCGAAACATTGGTAACAAGTTCCGTTTGCTAGGCCATGCTGAGCGTGACTTTTTTGCCTGGGTTAATCAATGGTCGGTGATGGTCAAAAAACCGTCTGACCTTGGGTTTACCGACAAGGGTTACGACTTACCTGCATTGCATGTAAATAAGCATATTTCAAACAATGAAAAGCAGTGGTGCATTGATGGTCAAAATTCTTTGTTTGTGATGCCTGCCAGGACAATGACAGAGGTGAAGGAAGAACAAAAAACAACCGTTAAAGCACGTTGTGAGAAAGCAATTGAACTCGCAAGCGGTAAAACGTCTGTCTATTGGTGCAATCTAAATGATGAAAGTTCACTTCTTTCGGAGCTTGACCTGGATGCGGTTGAGATCATTGGGGGTATGTCTATTGACAAGAAAGAAGAAATTCTTGTCGCCTTTGCTCGGGGCGAGATTAAGCGACTGATTACAAAAGCCCGTATGACTTCAATGGGCTTGAACTGGCAGCACTGTAACCACACTGTATTTTTCCCAACGTGGAGCTATGAACAGTATTACCAATCCATCCGCAGATTCTGGCGGTTTGGTCAAAAGTCTGAAGTCACCTGCGATATGGTTATCTCTGAGGGTCAATCTCGTGTCTTAGAAGCATTGGAGCAAAAGACACAAAAGTCAATTGAGCTTTACGGGAATTTGGTAGCAGCAGCGAATCAAGATTACAGCTATTCAGCCAAAGAATTTAACCAAACAGTACGCCTACCGGAGTTTATCTAATGAACACAAAAGACCAGATTATCACGCCTGAATACGCAATTTATAACGCAGATTGCATGGGAGTTTTGCCGACAATCCCTGATAAATCAGTTGACCTTATTATCTACAGTCCACCATTTTGTGGGCTGTACACATATACGAGCAGTCCTAACGATTTTTCAAACTGTGATACCCGTGAGCAGTTTCTAGAGCAGTATGACTTTTTGATCAAAGAACTTTCACGAGTGACAAAGCCGGGGCGAATCAATGCAGTCCATTGCCAAGATGTTTTTGACCATGCAAGCAGACTTTGGGACTTCCCCCATGAAATAATTGCAATCCATGCAAAGTACGGGTTTACTTACAGAAACCGAATCACTGTATGGAAAGAGCCTTTGCGCGTTCGAACTCGAACGATGGTTCAAAGTTTGATGCACAAGTTCATTATTGAGGATTCAACTAAGTGCTTTACAGCCATGCCTGACTATGTCCTAATTTTCACGCGCAATGGTGAAAATGAAGTACCAGTAACACACCCCGAAGGCTTCAAACGGTACTACGGTTCGACTCCTATCCTTTCCGAGATGCTGCGGATTTTCAACAACACGAATGAAACAAAGTTCACATCAGATCAACTTTGGGAACACTTGGAAAACAACTATGCAGATCACACGGATGCACGATCAAACAAACTGAGTCACTATATTTGGCAGCGGTATGCGTCAAGTGTTTGGGATGATGTGCGCGTTGACAATGTTCTTCCATTCCGCGACTCAAAAGAAGACGATGATGAAAAGCATGTTCACCCGCTGCAGCTTGACGTGATTGATCGACTTGTTGAGATGTACAGTAACAAAAGCGAAGTTGTCCTAACCCCATTTATGGGCGTTGGTTCCGAGGTTTACAGCCCGGTATCTATGGGCCGTAAAGCCATCGGTATTGAACTGAAAGACAGCTATTTCAAGCAAGCCAAGATCAATTTGGAACTCGCTGGAAAACGCTTTGAAGGCGACAACACATTCAAACAGGAAGCTTTGTTTGATGTTTTGGAAACGATTGAAGAATGAAAGCAACCCGCCCTGAAAAGCGGTTAGAGCGCGGTGAATACCTAAGCCGCGCCCGTTCTATGGCCCTACGGGGCCAGGAGCTACCGCAAACCAAACTCCTAGACATTGACATTGTTTCGATCCGCAGCGCAGCTAAGCAACGGGAAAGCCTGAGAAAGCACATCCGGGACAACCTGAGCAATGAAGCGCTGGCAAAACAATACGGAGTCCATTTAAGGACGATTGAAAAGTGCGTGCAGTACCACACAGGCAGTCATATCCCATGAATTGCGTAATGTGCGGTAGACCTATCGACAAGGTAGCGCACTGGGTTGCAGGCCGTCCTATTGGTCCTAAATGCTTTTTGAAAGCGTTCGGCAAGCATGCGAAGGCAATGAAGTCGCAGGCCGTTACTGACGATAGAACGGCTGATATGTTTGCAGAATTTGTTGCGGAAAAGCCGGATAACAGTTAGAATGTTTGCATCCCTTGGCGGGGACTTATTGGGCAAGCCCTAGACGGTATTCTGCTGGTGCCCACCAGTCCGCCAACATCGAAAGATGAGAGTACCGCCTAGGGCTTTTTTATTGGAAAAAAATGGCACGAATCAGGACGATAAAACCTGAGTTTTTCACAAGCGAGGACATCACGTCACTCACGCCACTTGCACGCCTCTTTTACGTGTCTTTGTGGTGTGAGGCTGATAGAGAAGGCCGCTTGTCATGGCGCAAGGTAACTTTGAAACAGCGCTATCTTCCTACTGATTCTGTGAGCATTGAAACGCTTGCAGACGAGCTTGAGTCAGCTGGATTGATTGTGATTTATGAAATTGATGATAAGGAATATGCAGAGATTCCATCATTCAAAAACCATCAGGTAATCAATAACAGGGAGGCAGAAAGCATCATACCTCCACGCGTGAAAGTGGCGTCGGCACGCGTGCAAGGGGAAGGAAGGAAGGAAGGAAGGGAAGGGAAGGGAAAGGAAAGGAAGGAAGGAGTAGATGCACGCGGTACCCGCTTGCCGCAAAACTTTGAGCCTGATTTTCAATTTGCAGTTGATCAAGGAATTCAAAACACGCTTGAGGAAGCGAACAAGTTTCGTGATTACTGGAATTCGCAACCCGGTCAAAAAGGCGTTAAGTTGGACTGGCCTGCTACTTGGCGCAATTGGTGCAGGAATGCCAAAAAAGCAGTGTCTCCAAATTCTGAGACGGCTTACCAAAAATCAATGCGTGAACGCGTGGCTGAGTTTTCCCCTGAACTTGCAAAACAATCCCCGGACTATTCCAAAACTTTTATACAAGAGGTGCAAGATGTCATTGCCATTACAGGCTATTGAGCGGTTATTCCTTCGCCTAGGTGCAACCTATGGCAGAGACTTCACAGGAAAGTACGAAGGAACGGACGCAAACGCCGTTAAATCGTCTTGGGCGCATGAGTTGGACCGTACCCCTTTGCCAAGCATTGCGTACGCCCTAGACAACCTTCCACCACGTTGCCCGAACGTTATTGAATTTCGCGCACTGTGCCGTTTTGCACCATCCGATGATGTGCCTGCATTGCCTATGCCAAAAGCAGACCCAGAGCGTGTACGCCAAGAGCTTGCGAAGTTGGGCCATGTACGTCTTGCACCTGCCGCAAAGGTTGATCGGCTGGAATGGGCTAGAAAGATAGTTGCAAATCCAGAAGGCCGCACTCCTACCGTTTTGGCGATGGCTAAAGGCGCATTGGAGTCAGCATGACCCACTACGAAGCCATTGCAATCCTAGAGCGCGTGAAAGCTGGAGACCAGTCCCCCACGCTCAAAGAAATAACTGAAGCGCTGGTTTTAACTGGTGACATTGATGATTGACCGGGAAACCTATGACCAAGACCTTAAACAACGAATCCTCGATCACTGCGCCTGGATTGCAACCTTTGACCGGGATTACGCAATCTTGGCCTTCCGCAACTATTGCACAGACCTGGATTGGCTTGGACTGCGTGATAAGCGAACTCAAACGCCTGAAAGCAGGCTACAAGTGCAGACAGCTAACCCAAAAGGCGGCGGCAATGGATAGGGCTATTGCAGTGTTTCGGGGGATGGCATGATTCACACCCATACAGCCCAGCAAGGCCACCGCTACACCCTAGGCGACCGATCTGTAATCGCTATGCAATCCGGCGTAGTGGTGCAAGTGAGGGAGATTGACCAGTCCGAGGCTTACCCCCTGGGCGCTGCGATTACGGTCAAGGCATCGTGGCTTAAGCCTGAAAAAATGGTGTATTTTCACAACGAAACGCCAGTATAGGGTAAACACCTAGAAAATAATTTGTTTATTTGCTTTGCTTTGTATGATTGCTGATATACAATAAAGCCATGCACACAAACAGTAGTGCACCAGGCCCCAGGCAGGCGGCGCAGGAAGAACATCATGACAACAGCTGAAAATATCTCCATCATCGGCGAATCAGAATCCACTCAGTTCCGCCCTATGCTCGCTCGGGCTGAGCGCGAAAGCATTGCCACGGAATCCGACGATTACGAGGGATGCACAGTCACGGATTACATCTTCCAAGATGGCTCCAAATTGCGCGTGTGCGCTGGGCACATGGAATCCGTGGCGTGAGAGCGACAAGAAAGGTCGGTAGACCAATTGCGGAACCTACAAAACCCGCGATGGTCAGACTCACGGAGAAGCAGCGCTTAAAATTCTTGGAGTTAGGCGGTGCAAGGTGGATTAAGCGATTGATCGATGAAAGTATGAAGCCATGAGCGAAAGCCTTTCAATCGACCTACACAACAGGCAGCAAGCATGGGCTGCACTCAAGGCCCAGGTGTTTCCGTTCCTTGGAACTGCAATGCAAGCGTCACAGCGCTGGATTCTGACAATCAAGCCAGAAACCCGCAGTCAGTCGCAAAACCGCCTGATGTGGCCGATACTGACAGAATTCAGCAAACAGCTCGACTGGCCGATTAACGGGCACATGGTCAAGATGGACCCGGATGATTGGAAAGACGTTCTTACGGCTGCATTTAAGCGCGAGACTGTGCGGCTTTCTATGGGCTTGGATGGCGGTGTCGTGATGTTGGGGCAACGCACCAGCCGATTCACAAAGCAGGAATTCAGCGAATGGATTGAATTTTTGTATGCTACGGCCGCGGCTCGTGGTGTGAAGTTGCCAGTTTGGAGGCATGAATGGGAATGAAGCCCTGCAAACAATGCGGCTCTGAGTTCCAGCCCGTTCGCCCATTACAGGCTGTTTGTAGCCCTATTTGCGCCTCACGCTTAGTCAAGGCTGTAAAGAAGGAAGAGGCAAAGACAACCAGGGAGCGTAAAGAGGCAATCAAAAGCCGTGCCGATTGGGCGAGAGAGGCACAGGCCGCATTTAACGCATGGGTAAGGTCCAGTGAATCCGATATGCCTTGCATAAGCTGCCAGAGGCACCACACAGGCCAGTATCATGCGGGGCACTACCTGAGCAGGGGCGCACGTCCTGAGCTTGCTTATGAGCCCGAAAACTGTCACAAACAATGCGCACCATGCAATACGCACTTATCTGGCAACGTGGCAATGTATCGCGTCAACCTGGTGAAGCTGATAGGACTAGAGCGCGTGGAATGGTTAGAAGGGCCGCACCCGGCAAAGCATTACAGCATTGATGATCTGATCGAGATCAAACAGACCTATAAACGCAAGCTAAAGGAGTTGATACTCAATGGACAATGACGTGGTAAAGGGGTAGGTATGCAGATCAAAGTAACTACTAATATCGATGCAGTCCAGAGGGCATTGGCCAAGGCTGCCAGTCAGGTGTCTTATGCCATGTCGGTAGCCATCAACAACAGCACAGAGAAGGCGCGGTTGGCCGTGCGTGCTGAGATGCCACGCGTGTTCGACCGCCCAACACCATGGGTGCTGAACAGCCTTCGTGTCAAGCGAAGTACCAAGGCCAACCTTACAGCTGAGTTGGCCTACAAAGACCGCAACAGTGCAGAGAGCAGCCGCAGCATGATTGAGCCACATGTATTTGCTGGTTACCGCCACTTCAATGCAATGGAGAGCAGGCTGCGCCGCATTGGCTTGGTGCCTGATGGATGGAACGTAGTACCAGGTGCAGGCGCACGACTGGACAACTACGGCAATATGAGCCGTGGACAGATCAGCCAAGTTCTGAATGTGCTGGGTTCCTACACCGAAGCGGGCTACAACAAGGCCAATGCTAATACCCGCAGTAAGCTGGCAAAGGGCAATGTAAAGAAGAATGTCTATGGGTTCGTCTATTGGGTCAACCCAGTGATGAACCGGGGTGCAAAGGGAAAGCAT